TCGGCACCCGTGATGACCCCATCATCGTACTCGTTGATGAAGACCGGAATCGAGTAGGGCTGGCGAGCAGCGCCTCCGGTGGTGGAGGTGTCCTCCATCGTTCCACGGTTGGGCACAGCCCACATCTCGGCGTCGATGGAGTTGCAAACGTCAGTCCACAACTCTTGGTGCTTCTGGTACATCACGCTCTTGTACTTGTGAGCGCGATAGTTGGCCGAATGCACGCCCTTGTTCAGACCAAGGTCTTGCTTCGTCCAGCTCATGTAGGCGTATGCAAACGCCCACGGCACCGTCCAGTTGACGCCGGGCTGGGTCTGATCGTAGCTCAGTCGGACGTTCGGGTTGTAGCGGTCGAATGTCGAGTTGACATCGAAGTAAATGCGGTCTTGAATCTCGTCGCCACCTTGGACCGTCTCCAGCATGGACTTGCCAGCTTGGATTCGGGCCCAGGTGTAGTTACGCAAGACTCCCTCGTTCACCATGTTCTCCGGCCCACGCATCCAGGCCGGACCCTGACTCTGCATCAGGGTGGTGAACTCGTCGAGAGGTTGTCCACTCATCGGATCTGCTCCAGGTAGTTCCGCTTTGACCACGGAATAAAGTTCTCAGGGATCAACTGCCGAAAGCTGCCTTGATCTCCTCCGAAGACTTGCCTTCCATCACCATTTTGATTCTGGCGTCGGTAAGCTCCTCTTCGGTCAGGGCCTTGTCGGCGCGTTTGCGCCCACTTGCACCCTGCATATGACCACTACGCTTTTTGGCAGTTACGCCAGGGCGAGTTTTTCCAGAGTCGGACAAACGGAACGAGGTCTCCATGAGCGCACGCAAGCGGTCGAAGCCCTCAAGCTCCTCATGCAAGTTTGTGCCCATGAGTTCCACGGCGTTGTCCGCCACCTTCTTGAACTCACCACGGTTTTTGAGTTGGGGGATCTCTTCCACCATCTCGCGCTGCATCAACCGCATGGTCAGGGCCTCGTTCATCGCGGTGTTCTGTTGGAGCAAAGGTCCAATCAGCCGGTCGAACGCGCCCGTCATCAGCTTTGATACAGCGTTTGCCTCCTCATCTCCGATCAACTCTCCCAAAGGTTGAACCATGTCCCTGAGAACTGCCGAGGTGTCACCCGTTGACGATGCGGTAGCGGGTTCCTCCGTGGACTCGGTAGGTTTAGGTTCGGTCTTTGAGTTAGTGCGCAGTTGGTCGCGCTCTCGGAAGGCGGCGTCTACGTCAGACTGTCGCTTGAGAGCTTTCGCCCCGTAAGCCACGATCTGCTCCTCACTCATCTGGTCGATCAACTCTTGGCCCAGCCCGTCTCTGTAGAGTGCGGTGTAGGCGCTGTGCAGCGCTTCCTGGTCTACGTCGGGGCTGGACTCATCCTCGGACTCCCCTGCCTCTGTGTCTGGCTCAGGGGCCTCCTTGGCTTCTGTGGGGATGTCGAAATCGCTTTCGTCATCACCCACAATGTCCGCCAGGAGGGTGTCCACCTCGGGGTAGGCGGCCTCAGCCGCTTCCTTGGTGGTTTCAGCAGTCGTATCTTCGGCCATTTGGTGTCCTCTATACTACATCTTGGGGGTGGATGCAAAGACCCTACTCTCCGTAGGAGTAGTAGGAGTCCGCATCTGTGGTGTCCGACACCCGCTTGGAGGCGTCGAGAAAGCGGTCTATGTCCCTCTGGCCGCTAAAACAGGGGGTTCCGTCCTCGTCCCAGGACTTGACGGATTTTGCCAGCTCGGGGTCCATCTGGTGCTTGACGGGCAGGGAATAAGCCTTGACATGGCGGGCGGCGGGGACTGTGAACTGGACGTTCCCCGACATGATCCGCTCAACCTGCTCGCCGTCGATCTCCACCTTCTCCCCGACCCTCGGCGCTTCGCTCATGTGGTAGTAGGACTCCACCACCCGCCCGTCTTTGGTCATAAACTCGTAGGTAGGCATTAGAGAACCCTGCTCTTGACGGTTTCCACGTCAGGTGTGGCTGGCGCGGAGGGTGTGACCCTTGGGGATTGTGGCTGGAGGTTGAACGATGGCTGTTTGACCGAGACGTTCTTGGCTTTGGAGGTGTCGTTCTTGGAGAAGCTGGGCTGGCCGGGCTCTTGGGACTGCATCCCGCCCGCCTGCATTTGCAGGTCCACGTCGATCAGCTCGCCCAGGCGCGGCATATTGAAGGCGTTGCCAATCGTGGAGATCAGCTCCTTCCAGTTGACCCCTGGAGCCATTGGGATCATCTGTACTGTTTGCCCGATGAACTCGAACATCCTCATCGCCCGCTGCTGCGAGGTGCCTTCGGTGACACGCTCCATCGACATGGGCTCGATGGAGATTTCCAAGTCATCAAACCCTCCACCGCGAATCGGAGTCAGGTCCCCACCCTGGTACATGACCGGGCCCGCTTCCGGCACCTCCACTCCCAACGCCTGACCCTCCGACGGGTGTAGGGCAATACGCACTTGGTCGTTCATGGCGATGTACCACGCGACGGTCTTGAGAGCTTGTTGCACCATGCGGTGGAACTTCTGCTTCATGTAGTCCGTGCGGATATCTAGCGCCTCGTCAGCGATGGCTTCCGCCGTCGCCGTCGCACCTTGGGATGCGTTGCCGCGCTTGGCTTCGGACAGACCGGAGTTGCGGTCGAGTCTGTCGCGGGCCAGTTGGAGGTACGAGAGTTCGTGTGCGGTGATCCCGGCCAGTTCAATCTGGATCACCTTGTCTTTTTCGATGCCGGAGATCGGGATGACCAGATCGTTTTCGCCGTACTGGATCTTCTCGACCAGATCGCCGTCGGTGTTGTCCACCAGGATCATGCGCTTGTAGCGTGCGGCCATGTCCGAGGAGGCTCGAGCGTGTCTGTTGAGGTCTCGAGCTTGACCTTCGGTGGCGACGAGGGGTGAGAGCCCGTAGGGGTCATCGGGGACTTTCCAAACGTCCGCGATGGCGTATGGTCCCCACCTGGGGCCGTAGAAGTCGCGGGGCTCGCGCACGAAGTCGATGACTTCGGACTCATCAGCGCCCGTCGCTACGGCAATCGTGTAGATCGTGCCGTTGAACCCGTCCTCTTTGGATTCTGTCCCCTGGTGTTCGGGCACCCAGATGTCATAGATCACGACCTCTTTGCGGTCGGGGTCATCATCGCCGGATTGGTTTCGGAGGCTGCTGTCTGTCCCGAATCCGGTGGGGAGTCCTGCAACGACATCGGGCAGCCAGCCATCGTCCTCGCCCTCTTCGGCCATCTGGAGCAAGTCCTCTTTGTCGATGATCCATTGGTGGCCCATGTAGCGGCACTCTTCCATTGAGAGGGCCATGTGGTCACGAATGAAGCGTTTCTGTGAGACTCGTTCGAGTTTGGGCCAGAGCGGAGACGATCCGGCATCGAAGAGGCCGACGCTGGGGTTGTCGGTCTCGGTGATGTGCAGGACGCCGTAGTTGAAGAGCATATCGTGGGCGACACCCTCCAGGTTTTGGGCGAGGTTGTTGTCCGCGATCCAGCGGTTCAGGGCGTACTGGAGTCCCTGCGCGACGGTGCGGTGTTCGTTTCGCCGTGTGCTGACAACGACCCGAGGGTTGTTGTAGACCAGTTGGGGAACCATGTACGAGACCAGCTCGTAGGTGTGGTTCTCGGGGTTGTAGTCCAGCTCATCGTCGTTGCCGAGGTCGTTGGCGAAGAATGGAGAGTGATACGCCTTGACGCTCTTCTCGAACACCGCGAGTCGGGTGTTGCGGAACCGCTCTGAGGCGCGGACATTCATCATCAGTTCTTGAGGTGTGTCCGGTAGTGCCATCAGTAGTTCCTGCGTGCCCTAGCCATTTTCTGGGAGTGTCCCAGGATGTCCCCGAGACTGCCGGGGGCGTATCCCCCGATGGTTTCGAGGGTTGTTAGGTCTTTGCGCCAATGCCAGACGGCCCCATAGACGGTCGCATCGCAGCCGTGGTCGGTGCATGAGGGGTCCGGTGCCTCTTTGTCTTCCCGTCCGTCCTTGTGCTTGAGGAAGATGTAGGAGGGGATCTCTTCGACGGTGCAGGTGGGGCGCATCATCTCGGAGAGGATGGGGTCTTTCCCGTAGCGCAGGGCGTTGTGGACGAACCTGATGCCGGGGATGCCGTCGATGTCTGGTTTGAACTGGTCTCGGACTTGGTTGATCCCGTGCAGCCGCCCGCGCCCCTTGTCCGAGCCCTGCACGATCCGCTCGGCCTCCCTCCCCCCCGGCGGGCCCAATCGGTCATTGAGGAAGTCAATGGACCGAGGCTCGGCGCAGTCTGCGATGACCCGAGACAGCCCGTATTCGTGGTGGAGATCGCATACAGCGTCGGCCCACCAGTCGAGGCTCTTCCCTACTCGGTACACCTCCGCCACTCCAACCATCCTGAGTTCCTTATCCACCCCCCAGATCCAGAGGGCCCCTGGGTTTCTGTACCCAAAGTCCATCGAGGCGAAGTAGTAGTTGAACTCAGGGCATTCGCTCTCGTCGATCAGGTGGATGGCCGGGTCGAACATGGGCCAGACCTGACCCTCTTCAGCCACCCACTGGCCCTCAAACAGTCTTTTGCGGGGCACGCCCTCGAGGGAGGAGAGAATCTTGAGGTAGCTCTCTTCCAGGGAGGGGTTGTCGTCGTGTTTGGAGAGCAGGCGGACTCTCCCATCGTGAGGCGGCGGCGGGGAGGTTCTCCGTCCCGGCGGGAAGGTGCGATTGAGCCAATGAAACTCTGGCCCTGGGTTGGTGCTTGCGATCCGCTGTTGGATCGGAGCCCCGTCCGCCGCTCGTCGTTTGTTGTTTCTGTTGCAGCGAGCCAGATAGTCCCAGGACTCGCGGCTGATCTCGATGGCCTCTTCGACCCACACAAGGTCGTACTGCGTGGAGTAGAGGCGGGTGTCCTTGTCCAATCCCCCCAGGACGATCTCGGACCCGTTTGGATAAATATACGAATGCCGATGCTCTCGGCTGCGTTCGGGGACAAGGCAGGGGTGGCCGGGCCACCAGACCTCCTTCTCGAACGTGACCAGCACGGATTCGGCCAAGTCAGCTCGGACGTTTCTCAAGACGAGAATGCGTACACCGGGGTTCTCCATGCACACGGAGTCGATGTACTCCGCAATAGCCCTGGTCTTGCCCGTCCCCGCCGGTCCTTCAATCAGGATCTCAGGGTGAGTCATGTCAAACAGGGCGTCAGCCGCACCCGTCGGGCAATACTCATGCACGACCGTCTGGCTCATGCGGTGAGGTCTCCGCGTGTCACAATCCGGCCCTGGAAAATCAGCCTCCCCAGGGTGCTAGGGTTGCTTGCGAAGGTGAACTGGCAGATGTAGCTCTCCCCACCCTCGGGGAAAGCGGCGTCGTTCGGCAC